TGCTCACTACCCTGATCAGGAGCCTGACCCATTACTGGACCTTGCATGTTATCTGGTAATGACTCTTGTTCTTCTGCAAGCTGTTCATCCATCTGTTCAATCTCCTCATCCGTCATCATCAGAATCTTGTTCTTGACATAATGATTAGAGAAGTAACGACCTATGTATGGATCAACTAACTGCAACATCTGTAAACGGTTCTGCAACAACTCTGCTGCACGAAGTTCAGTAAAGTTATTATCTTTCTGAAAGTCATAGTAGATGTCTTCTTTAAAATCTTCCCACTCTTCCGATGTACAAATACCTTTGAGTACCAATTGAGTACGCAAAGCATGATCGAATAACTGTGTAAACTTATTACGAAGTCTGGTAACAAACTTTGCAAACTTTAATTCGTCACGGGTAACTTCCTGTGAACGACCCATGCCAGCAAAACCACCACCACTTTCTTCAAGGCGCGAATACGGTACATTCAAACACTGCAATAGTTTCTTCTGGAAGTATTTAACATCTTCCAATTCACCTAAGTTTTGACCTGCTGGTAATGTAGTAATCTCTGTACCCTTACCACCTTCACGGCGGGGTAACCAGAAATCTTCCAACATAGACATGTGTTTACGTTCATCGCGGAGTTCACCCGTATTAGCATCGTATACCATCTTGTTACGATACTTGACCATAACATCACGAAGATATTGTTCAGCTTTACCTTTAGGTAAATTACCAACGTCAATGTAGAATATACGGCGTTCAGGAGCACGACTAATACGGTAGATAACAATTGCATCTTCAATCATTCTAAGTTGATTGAGTGCTTTAATTGCTTTATGTAGATATGAAATAACAAATGTATTCTTAGCATCCATCAAACCAGAGTTCACGTTGATGATTGAATCTGGTGCAATACGAATACCTTGACCTACATTTGATGTAAATGTTTGAGTAGTCTGTCCCTTATCGTTGTAGACATAGTACTCTGCTGTAGATACAATGATTGATGCGCCTGTTTTTGGATCACGATCTTTCTTAATCTCACGCACTTTACGAATCTTACGTGGATCGATGTATCTTAATTCTTGTATACCTTCTCTTGGATTCTTATCGTTGACTATAACATGATAGAACAATCGTCCATCAATGTACCAACGTTTAAATAAGTCATCTGCAAGGTTAGAAAAGTTCAACATCTTTAAGACGTTCTGAAACTCTTCATTGATTTTCTTTTTAATTGATTCAGGTTGTTTGAGATTATCCATTACGATATCACAAACTTTACCTGCTTCATCATGGGAGATTGCTTCGTTGACAATCTCATCGATTGCCATATCTAATTCTGGATGATTGGACATCTCACGATAACGAGTGATAAGTTCAATCTCATTACGAACTGAACCCTCTAAGTCAACATATGTACCGTAATATGCATTTTGGGTAACGGTAACTGCACCGTCATCAATAGCTTCGGTAGGCAACGCAAAAGATGCCTGTTCAGGTTTTTCTTTCTGAACGACATCTTTTGTGCCTAACGTAAAGCCGAATAATTTTATCGCCATTATTTTTTCATTCTAAAGTATTAAAAGTTGGGGAAAACCCCCAACTCCTAGATCACGCCATCTGCTACTGCTTGCCACCATTGGTAGGTCAGAGTAACAGAAAAGTCTTCAATTACATCATTCGAACCCCAATCAACATCGATTGGTGTCACATCTGTTGGGAACATTCCAACAAACTGATATTGCTTCAAGGAATTACCAGCCTTACCAAATTGCGTAACTTGACCATCTACGGTATAACCCAATGGAGTACCTGCCACTGGATTACGAATATTTAGATTGTGGCTGTTGATGCCATTCATCCAACGTTCAAATGCATTACGGACAATAAAGTCTTCATCGTTGATGATAGTCACTGTCCAATCAGCAAAGGTACGGTTACCCGCAAATTTTAACTCACGACCAAAATACGTCATAGGAACAGAGTTAACAGTGGAACCTGGTAGTTGTGCGGTCTTACACATGAAAGTCATTTTAGTTTGTGCGTTTCCTGGCAACGAGAATGCAGGAAACGGCATACTAACCTCAAACAGATTGGGACGAGCACCGTCCCCCTGTAATTGAGAACGGAATTGATTTACATTAAATGCCATTTATTTTCTCCTGTTTCTCTCTATTTAGAACGATCCCACAACTTCATTAAACGATACGCCTGTACGAACTGCGACAAAGTTTAACTGAATGAAGTTGATGGAACGTGCTGGTTTAATATAAATGTCACCAATAAATTGATTCGAATCAATTACCTGACCAGTGTTATTAGTTTCATCGCAGACCACACGGAAGTCAGTGATACCACGGCGACCTTGTACATCACGCAGGAATGGTTCTACAATTGCTACAAATTGAGCACGGGTAAACTGATCATTGAATTCGAACAATGAGAAACGTGCTGCACGGCTGATTGCTTTTTCAAGGACAATAAACAAACGGCGAACATTGATACGATCAAATGCACTTGGTTTAGAAAGCATTGTCTTATCACCAAACAGAACTGTACCTTCGCCTGGAAAAGAAACAACTGGATTGATACCTGCAACATATAAAGTATCACGCTCAGTTTTATTTGGATTCCATGCTAGTTTAATTACGTTTTTAATTATGCCACGATTCAAACCGCCTGGTGAGAACCAAGGATCGCGTTCAGTATCGGTGCGAACACACAGACCAGCAATATCACCATTCAAAGGAATCCAACGATACAAGTCTGCATATTTGTCGTACTGATATTTGTAACCAGAATCGATTACAGCATACGAAGAAGATGTTAAACCGTTACGGAATGCAACTGCTGCTGCTGCTTCGTTTGTAGGATTGTTAACAACACTTGCTTTAGTTGGCGAAATGAATGCTACACAATCTTTACGAGATTCTACAATATTGCTAATAACATAACTGGCGATAGTCGTATTACCTGTGCCTGTAACTGCTAAAGAAATATCAACTGCTTCAGCATTCTTAAACAAATCCCAACCAGTTGTAATTTGTGATACACCGACATTACCATCAGTGCCACCAGACAAAGAGAATGTTAGATTGGCAGTTGTGGTTTTAAATGCTGATGCGTTTGCTGTTGAACCCCATGCTGTACCGGAACCTAAGTTAGCGGAAGCTGGATGTGCCAACCAATGAATCCATTGTGACTGAGCAGCAATTACGTTCTTATAGTAATTTGAATTGCCTGAATCATCTTTTGCATCAGATGCTTTAGAAACAAAGGCGTACTTTTCAAGAACAGTGTTTGCTGTGCCTGAGATTAAGCCATCTTCGTCTACAACTACGATATGCATTTCATCGTTTGCATTGCTGTTACCTTTGGAGGCAACATATGTCGATGTGTTTGGAGTAGCGGTAAACTGAGTACGGTATGCCCATCCAGCATACGAAGCACCGTCAGCAACGGAGACTAATAATGAGTTACCTAATACGCCTGGAAAACGAGCAGCAAAACCATTTTGTGTACCGTCTGCGTTGCCTTGTTGATTTGCTAACCAGTCATCGCTGTTTCTAATTAAAATACCAGTGCCAGTATTTGCTGTGGCGTTGTTTGAACGTGTTGCTGCTGTAGTATCTACTGCACGAACTACTTTTAAATTGTTTCCGTATGCCAGAAAGTTCGATGCTGAGAACCAATATTCATAATTATCGTTATTCGGTTTACCAAATTTACTTACTAGACTAACTTCGTCTGATACTGTGGTAACTTCACTGCATGGTCCCCAAGCAAAAGGTCCTACAAATGCTCCTGTAGAAGTAGCAACGGAAGGTATAACTGTGGTCAGATCGATTTCTGATACATTTACACCCGCTGATAATTGAAATGCCATTGGATTTCTCCTTTAATTGTTGGGTCAATTGTCTTTATAATCTATTTAGTTTTTTATAATCTTGACTTTGGAAAACCACGCTGTTCGGCGTAATGCCACCGTTCTTCACCGTCCTCAAACATTTCTTCCTGTAAGCCATTATCAACGAA